AATCATCCCAAGTATATCCTTTTGGCATTGTTGCTTCTAAATGATTTTTTAATTGTTCAGTATCGTAACCCACTAATCCCTTCCATGATTTACCATTTTTGTTATTTTTTAATGAATGTCTAATATTAGCAGATATATTTTGATTTAATCGAAGATCAATATTATTTTTTATTCTATTCCTTTGACGTTCATTCCTTTTTTCTTTACTATATTTTTTTGATCTTTCTGGATTTTCTTTACGCCACTTTATTGCTGCTTTGATTATTTTTCCAGAATTAGCTTTTTGCCATTTTCTTGTTGCTTTGACTGCTTTTTCTGGATTATTTTTATGCCATTCCTTACTCAATGCTTTAATCTTTTCCTTATTATCTATATAGTGCTTTTTTCTCCACGCTTTTATTTTTTCTTGATTATTACTGACATATTCTTTGGCGTATAATTTACAACACTCTATACAAAAATAACTTAAATTGTCTTTACGATTTTCCCGTAAATAAAACTCATCACTTGTTTTTTCAATTCCGCATTTTTTACATATTTTCTTCATAATGTAAAGATAGTCATTTATTTAGAATATGCAATTATATTAAACATCTTATTTAAGTCATCTGTTGTCACTGAATGAACGTATAATGTTCTGGTTTTGTATGTCAGTGAACATTTGCTGTCAATTGTTATATCTGTTCTGTACCTTGTTGTAACTTCGTATGGTTTTCCCTCTATTACCTGAGCGTACTCTAAAGCCCTGTATCCTGTTAATTCATTTACCGCAGCCCAGCAAGTGCCAGTCGTAGAATATGCCTCAGTCGCTCCACCTATACTATCACTGGTTTCCGTTACTCTTTTAATCGTTACCCGCTTTCTCATTTTCCCTATTCTCATATTGCTATATGTCTAAATGGGTTTAATCTTGTTTTCACATCCTGAGGAATCAAAGCTATACTTGTTTCCTGAAAGTCCTCCCTGAATTCGTAATTATTCACAATGATTGTTTTCATGCAACTAACTACCTCTACCGGACATTGAAATTCGCCTGTCTGTAAATATCCAGCTATGTATTTTACAATTATCGGAGTTACGCTCTTATTAAAAACTCCTGAACTCAAAGGATTGTTAACTATTAATATATATTCCGTTAATCCTTTTTTATAGTAATCGGTATTCAAAGTCAAAGCGGTTTTCGTTTCTTCAATATCTAAACTATGCACCGATGTAATGGATTGGTGAGGCGGGTATGGTAATTCTAATTCATAAGAACTACTGTTCACCTCATCAGTCCATAACTCCAGCGTCTTGGTACAAAAAGCCTTATTACAGTATTGCTCCGCTGCTATCCTTGCTCCAATGATTAAAGCAGTGACAATATCATCATCGGCTGTATCTCCGGTTTCGATCTTTAGCCACAATTTAGCCTGAGCCTTAGATATTAGCTCAGTAGCAACATCTGTAATAGTTTTTATTTGTATCATTTATCCTTTCTTTCTTCAGCTCCTTTGTCGGTTTTCTTATCCAGCCTGGGTTTTACTTCTCCGGTTCCTTTTTGCTCTTTCCTTGGTAAAGCAACCCTGCCTAATAAAAGCAAGCGTTTCTTTTGTCGCTTACTTACCAGAATAGTTTTCCCTTTGTACTTACCTACTTTAGGTACAACTTCTTCCGTAAATCGTGATTCATTTTTTGCCATAACTTTAAAAATATTAGTTTAGAAAATTAGTTGCGGGACCAGGAATCGAACCCGGTGCGAAGGGACATGAACCCCTCGAGTAGTCCACCACATCCCGCTATACCTTTGATGATTTTATAATTATCGTTCGTATAATTTAATCTCTACTACGCTTGGAGTAAACAAATCACCAATAGCACACGCTCCATCATTGGTAATCATAATCCTGAAATACCGATAAAAGTTATCATCGATACCACTGGCATGAGCTGACAATGTTGCGTCAGTACTGTCCACTATCGAAGTATATTGCTCATTTAACTCATATTCAAATTCACCAGCAACTACTCCTGTATTAATAGAATCAATTAATACGTACGTACCGGTTGACCATACTTTTCCTTCAAGTGTCATTCCAAATATCTCATCTGTTCCTGTTCGTGTCCCTGTGATATGTGCATTACAACTCAGAGCCTTGGTCTTATTACTCAGCACCTCATAATAGACAGTATCTTGCTCCACTCCGCAAGTATCCCCAGCCGCTACCTTAAATGATAAGTAAGTCTCATTTTTCGGCATATTAATAGACTCGGCTGTTATCGCAGTTACCTGAGCAAATAACCCCAGGTTTATCAGAATTAATCCTAAAAATATAATTAACTTTTTCATTGTTATTTTTCCTTTCTTTTTAAAATTAACCTACAATCTCTTCAAGTTCCGTAACGCTTGCAGCGAACGTATCATGAACAAATGCATAGTTTCTGTATATCGCCAGTGCGAGTCTCTCGGTAATAGTCGCAGTCTTCATTCCATTAATGACTTTTCCATCATTGTCACAGTCATGTATCTTAATCTGGATTCCTTTTCTTTGGAATAATTGACATCCAAGTTTAAAGTCACCAACAAGATAACTACCTGAGGTCATTGCAGTCGTTACAAATATGGGTACTCCGTCAACACTTGCTTTTCCGTTCAAAACCTTAACCCAAGGAAAGATATAATTTTCATTAGCATCTTTCGTGAGCTTCATGTTCCTTACATCGGCAGGGTGCATCACAATATGAGTTCCCTTGTATTCTTTCTCCCTGACTTGATTCAGCGCATATACCAATACATCAAATTCGTTCGGTGCGCTTACTGTTCCGCTGCTTGCTGTAAAATCAGTAGCTCCACTTGCTCCAAGCAATCCATCTAACGTTGTCGTTCCGTTCAGGATCTCATAATCTTCTTTTGACAGAAGTTTCGCAGGCAGTCTCGCATTCAAGTAAGAAGCAAACGCCGGAAAGTCATCAACCATAATCTCTGAAAATGTTGCATAAGCTGTGATACTCTCAACTAATGCAGTTTGCTGAGTTATGGTAAAGTCCGATGTTCCGTAATCTACATTTTCTGCTGTCACCCCGCTACCATCCGTATTGGCTGTTTCTTGTGGATACGTCACCGCATTACTCCCACAAGTGCCTATCGGAATTATATCCCTCATATTCTCCGCATGCTCAGGGTCAAAAACAATACCAGGCACTCTATGCGGTGATTCAATATGGATATGATTAGTAGTGTCATCTACTAAATTAGTAGCGATCATATCCGCTTTTGTCTGTAGATCGCCAAGGTCAAATTCTCTGCCTTTAACAGAAACACCTTCAAAATACTTCTCAATACTTTCCCTGTTTGCTTCCATGCTTTTCAGTAAAGCACTTTTGAAGGTTTCGCCTTTGGTAGTTTTGTTCTCTCTCAATTTCTTAAGATCAGTTTCAGCTACATCAAGCTGACCCTGTAATTTTGTGAACTGCTCCATTAAAGGAGTTAAGTCTTTCATGATGGCAGCTTTCAGGTCAACAACATCTTCCGACTTGGCAACGCCCTCAGTCAGTTTTTCGTTAGAAACCTTAATCTTCTCATCAATCGACTTTCCCAATAATTCGAGTTCTTTTTTCAATTCCTCGTTCATGAATTATTAATTTTTTTAGTGAATGATTTAATTATGTCTATCGACTTATCATCATTCACAGTGTCGATTGACGGCTGTTGGATAAGTGAGTTATAAAATTCTTGTATTTGCTTTAGTTCTATTTCAAACTGTTCAAATGTTTCATCGGTATATGTTCCGTTATGAAGTGCCTTCGTGAGTTTTGTCATCCGGTCATTTACCTTGTCTAACAAATCCGGGGTAAACATTCCTTTTGCTTGTGTCAAATAATTAGAACCCCAAGTAACAGAAGAATATTCCCATAACTTCAACTCGGTTAACTTCGTGTATTCTTTTTCATCCTCACCTGTTCCCATCTTCTTTGAATTGATAACCTGAAAGCCAATTGACATCTCAGTTATAATCTCATCAAGGTGTTGTTTTAATTTATCCTGTGACAAACTATCTGATCCAAATTGTGTGAGTACTGACAATCCTTTTGTAACCTCTTCCATCTCGTTAGGTTTGCCAATAGGCATCCAACTGTCATGCTGCCACAAATGTTTGATTCTGTTTTTTGGTGATCCCGGTCCACGCTCTTCAATAGTTTTCTTGAACGCTCCTTGTGTAATCATTTCGTTATCGGAATCTAAATTCCCAAAAACCGAAGGCATGACTTTGATTATTCCTTTACTTATGTCTGCATCTTCTAATTTGATTGAAACTGATTTCGTGTTGTAATACATGAATTGCAAAGTTATTAAATTTTTAACTAATATCAAATTACTGTATTTTGATGACCTTATCAAATTCTGGCACTCCTTGAACATTCGTGCTAAAAATAATCTCATAAAATGGTACTGCAAATCCTTCTTTTACTTCTTCGAAATAATTACTATATCCTGCAATTATTATAAATCCATCAATATCCGTTTCAATCTTTATCGGCAAAAAGTTTTTAAATAACAAATGACTTATATTGCCATCGTAATATAGATGCCTTGATATTTTTACCTTACCTCGTTTGTTAAAGTTTGTCATAATTTATAGTTTAAATTGGTGCATAATCAACGCAGCAATGGCAATTTATTACCTCCTCTGCTGGCAGGCTCGCATCACCTGGATGTTCGCAATCAATTCCAGCTACAATAAAAGGTTTATTCATTGGTACTCGTACATTGAATTGTGAAGCTATATCGTGAGTTGTTCGTGGTTTTCCAGAACCTATTAACCAACTCTTGACTAATTCAATCCTGGCATCTTGAGCACCCATGAATGATGCCTTATTACTCGCTCCGATTATTTCTGTTTGTGCTATCATTCGACTTCTGTATATTGACATTTCGCCCCATTTGTTTACTAAGTTTCGCCTCATCTCTCTTTGTATCTTTTCAATTCCCCATCCTTCCGTGGCTGCTTCTTTCATCGTTTGTTGAATAAACTTTAATCCCTGCCTTTTACTTTCTTCTGTAATGAATCCAATATTAATTCCTGCTTCTGCTTCCGCCCATTGCCTCATTTGCCGAACCCATACATCTTCTTCTTCGCTTTTCGTGTCAAATATAACATCCATTCCTTTTAGCTCGTTTATCTGATATTGTGCAAAATAAGTGCCTACCTGAATCCAGCATTGTTTAAGAACCTTCTCAATCGGGTCTTCTTTGATTAACTTTTCCACTTGACCCTCAAACATCCTAAAATCTTCAACTTCGCTTATCTTATCCAGTACTGGTTTGATCTGTTGTTTCAAAGCTCCCTTGAATAGCCTCGTGTATTTCCTAAAGAACAAAGCCCTTCGCCTGATTATTTTCTGTGCGGTTCTGGTTATCATTCTTTTAATGGTTTGTCATTCCCTGCCATGCTGTCATCAAATCCCATCGGGATCAGGTTCATCGGCATATAAACTAAGTCCATTCCCGGATCATCACTCGCTTCAAGTCCTGCAATCTTTAATTTCTGGTTTGGTGTTAAAGGAACGCCCGGCATTCCCATCCATCCCCATAACTCTTTTTTGTCGGCTTGCATTTCTGGAATTTCCTCAACCAGTATCTCGTATTTGTATGTTTCGCTTGCTGTGTTATATGTAGATGTTACCCATTCATTTAATGCTTTTAGAATCCTTGTTACTGCTGGTAATACTGCATCTGAATATAACGCTTTTCGCTCCTCTCGCTTGTTGTTATATGTTGACCCTGATGGATCGTTAAATAATCCTGAGCTAACTTGATAATTAGCACAAATCTTTCTTAATGATTGTAGTTCGCTATCTAATATTCCCATCTCGACTGATGTCCGGCTTAATGGTACATATTTAGGACTTGATCCGCCTGTGACGTGTATTTTGTTTTGATTAGCCGCTCCGTCACTTTCTCTCAATTTTCCCTTAACTCCTGAAAGCTGTTCGGGTGTCAGTCCTCCGTCAAAAGACAATATCCCTGCCATTCCTGCATTTTGAAAGCTCTTATGTTGTGCTGTCTGAGCGGAGTTCGATGTTGAGATTGTGGACCGCAAGGATTTCATTGGACTTTCACCGTATAACTCTTGACCGTCTCCAAAGATTGTATTTGC